AAGTTATTATTATAGTTATAATCATTAAAGTCAATATCTATAGTTCTCTATAGTTTATCTTTAGGTTATCTTTAAGTTAACTATAGTCCCTTGTCTCTCTGATTTGATCTACATCAATGTCTTATCCTACCTCTCTCTAGTACTGGAGATTATATTTTTTTTCTTGACCTAGATCAATATTAATATAATCTCCCCTATTAGATAGAGTAATCTTACTACTCTTCGTCTCGTTCAATCAGTGGTCTGCCATAAAGATGCCTATTGAGAAACTCTTTATAAGCTTCATATTTCTCTTTGTCTTTCTTACCAGATTCCCCATTTTTATGACCTGCCCTATAGGCATATTTGATCATATTTCCTTTACAGAAACCTATGAATTCCTTGTGAGAAAGCAGATCTTGCATTAATTCAATAGGCTGAATTAAGCCCTGATAATGCTTCTGATCTTCTGGCTTTCCACTATCGTTTATTCCTTCATTAACCCATTTATTGTCGTATTCCTGCATATTAATTCCCATCTATTACATAGAATTCAGTTAAATCGATGTTGTCTTTATGTTCCTCATAGTACTCTTTAGAGTAAACTATTGAGGTTTCTTTGTGAATTAAATATTTAATATTCATGTTCGATACACCACATTTTATAGGGACGACCAACCATATAGTTGCCAAGCTGCTCATAAATGCTGAAGATCATACTCTCGCGCTGCTCATAGGTAACTTTGGAGTTCTCATAGAGTGAATCGATGTAGTCTACTGCAGGCTGCACTTGAGTAAAGACTGTAGCGCTCAGTGTGTTCTCATCAAAGCACTCTACGGGTACTTCTTTGCATAGATTGCAGCTGATCAATCTCATCTTGCCTCCTGGTGTTCTGTAATCGTGAATGACAATGTACATGTTGTGGTTTCCTATTTAAAATGGCCGCAGAGGCCTCAGATTTGCATCAGGTTAAACGATAGTGTACTTGATGGTATGTTGGCCTTACCAGTGTGCCTATCGTTCAATCTGAAGCAAATCTAGGGGGTTCTTAAAGGGTTCCTTAGGAGGCATTGAAGAAGTCAGCTCTAGAGGGCTCAAGGCCTGATGCCTTAGCGGATGCAGTGACAAGGAAAGCTACATCGTATGTTGTCAGTCCTTTGTCATCGAAGACCCCGTTGATCATTTGAACCTTGATACGACTAGTGAAGGCATCATAGATCTCAGCTGTAGTCCCTTCAAAGATCAGTCTGAAGATAACTCCAGAGGCCTTGAAGTTGACTATCACCGTATCGACATCAGAGTTCAGAGTGAACTTAATGTCTTTGTTGAGATGAAGTTTGAGTAGAGACATGCTATAGCCCCTTTAGAGAAGAATGGCCTTGTCAGCTGTATCAATGATATCCTGAACGGTGCTGATATCGAACTTGTTCAGATTGTTCTTAAGGTAACTAAAGGCCTTGTAAGAGATAGTATCGGTGCGCTTAGCGAGGTACTTAAAGGCGACTACAAGGCATGCATCCTCACAGTACTCAAAGAATCGAGCTTCAGTATCCTTTACCCAAGCCTTCTGAGCTACATTAAATAGATCGAAGTCTTCCGGAAGGATCTCATACTCCTTTACGCAATCATTGATTTCATCAATATGCTCAGGGATCCAGACCTTGAGTTCTGCATAATAGCTCGGGCAAAGGCTGTCTGCAGTCTCATAGATAACTTCATCGATATCGGAGTCACTTGAGACGTTCTGAAGGGCGGACACAAGGTTACCAAAGTAGGGGTCTTCAGAGTGACGATTGAGAACCCGCTTGATCTGATTGATGAGGTTAACAGAGGTTGTCATGGTGTGTATCTCCTAGTTAGAGGTTCTTTGGTTTAGGTTAGTTCTAATTGTAGAGACCTAACATTATTTTGTCAAGTCTCTATGTATTAGGACTATCCCTTAGTGTACCCTTGGTTGATCTTTGGCTGCCCTTGGTGTTACTTAAGAAAATAAAGGTCTGCAAAGAACAGTTCCTTGTTATCTTCCTTTACCCAAAGGAGTTTTTCGTTAACATCTAGGTCAACGCTGATATGGTTGATATCTTTCTTCCATTCAGTGAGAAGATCCCCTACATCAGTCCATTTCATAGCTGTATATCGACAATTTCCAAACCGAAGCTTATTAATACTTGCTCTGCGGTTGATCTTGCGAACGGCCTTGATCAGCATAGCGCCAAACTGTTCGTTAAATGTTGTCATAATGTGTACCTCTTGGTAGTGACTTGGTGTTGATCATCAATGCTTACTATAGCACACTCAAGAGAGCTTGTCAAGAATGTGCTATGTAAGCATTAATACCTACTTGGCAGCCGATTGCCACTTCCCCTCGAAGTTCTCAATGCCTTGCATGAGTGCATAATGCTCAACTTCTCGGATGACTAGAAGAGTACGTTCTTCATCTCTGAAGTCTGAGTAGTGCATTGCATTCCACAGAAGATAAGCCTCAAACGCATGAAAATGATCATCATCAGTCGTAAACTGGATCACATACTGAGCACCATCAGGGCACACTATAGAAACCCTTTGTGTCTCTACATCCGATCTGATGATCGCTCTCTTTAATCTGAACTGTAGCATCTTTAGAACTCCTCAAAAGGTCTGTTTGCCTATCGATGAGCACACTATAGCAATTCACAAGTCACATGTCAAGCCATCCCCCATCCCCTGTTCATGGGATACCCTCGGTGCCCCAACGCTATTATAATAATAGTCATCGGGTAGGCCTTCGGGCTTCCCAAGGTTGATAATAGGGAAACTTAAGGGAGCAACAGATATGATATAGGTAGAAATACCTATGTTACCCCGAAAAACCATAGATGAACCAAATGTAAACAATAGCCCCCGAGGTTACCCTAAAGCTACCCTAAAGCTACCCTAAAGCTACCCTTGGGCACCCTTACGCACGCCTACGCATATATACGTAAATTAGGCAGCAGGTGTATACGAGCAGCAACAGGGAATCTCAAGGCACCCTATAGGGGGACACACGCCCGTGTCTGTCTTAAGGTGCCACCTTACAAATTTATTATAAAATTCTAATCAAGGTGACCCTTAGTTTACCTAAAGGTATCTGTTGTTACCCTAAAGTCAACCACAAGTTATCGTCAAGCTAATATAAGGAGGCGTACCCTAAGGGTTAACTTAAGGTACACCTTAAAGGGTCTATAGACTAACTATAGGTACCCTGTAAAGGGACTATAGTAGACCACCTACAGCAGCTCTAAGCAGTGCATCAACTGTCCCTACATCACCATTCAATAAGGAAACCACTAAAAGGACAATAATAATGATGACCTTGATAGCTACTACTAATTTATGATTTATAGTTCTCATATTGCTGCTTTGAGTTAACTAAAAGGAAACATAAAGAAAAATCTAAAGTTAGTCTTTATGAGCCACTTTAGAATATCTCAAAGGGTCTATAGGTAACCCCATTATTTTTTTAATTATTATTTTCTTATTTTTTGTCAGGAGGGGGTCAGGTAGATATCTTATATATACCTTTTTCTGGCCCCTTCTGGGGGTGGAGATTTTATTCGGAGTAGTCACTTCACCTTTATAGGGATGATTTTATCTTGTAAACTTGTATCCCTCTGAATATTTGTATTTATTGAATCCCTTGGAAGTATCTGATTCTCTTACATTTTCTGTAATTGTATTTATTCCTATTTTTCTTGTAATAAACCCATGAAAGGCTTCCAAAGATTCCTCTAGCCATTCTGAAGTTACTTCATTTATTCCTTCATCAGCATCAATTCCCATGAAATCTACTAAATACTTGACACCTATAGCTAAGGCATCCAATCTATCATCGTGAACTAGTGATCCTCTGTCTGAGGTAATCCTAGTCATTTGATAGAATAGTGCATACTTGTAGTCACCTTCAGGGACACTATCGATATCCCTGTTGATGCACTCAGAGGTAACTATCATCTTATGGCTACCTAGGACAGGCTCTAGGGTGTCTATGATGCGTACTTCTTTCTGTCCTGTTGACTTAACTTCTTTAGTACCACATTCCTTATAGACCTTCCTAAGGACAGGCTCAAAGAGCTTGAGGTACATGCCATCCATTATGTTTACATAAGTTCGTTACGCTTATGCCATGGGGCTACACATTGCTGTGTAGATCGGACTATATCTTAACAATAGCTAATTTTCCAACCTCTTCTACCACGAATACCTTTATAGAGGAGGTTTCTGATGTTAGCTCTATCAAATCCTAGAGCTTCTGCACATTCTTGTATTGAGTTAAACCTAAACTGTCTGCCGTCAAGGTGTTCTGCCAAGACACCTTTATCGTTGTGGGCTACCTTACCGTATGCGGGGTTATTTTCACCCCACTGGTTCTCCACACCCATTCCGCCCTCTTGAAGATTATAGGTATCGTGTCTAGAGACAAATTCTTTATCTACCAGCAAGGACTCTACTTCTCTAGCTTCTTCCCTGTTGGATAGGACTAACAGAACCTCTCTTTTAAAGTTTTCTCTACCGTACTTCTTTATAGCAGGCTTAAGCACCCAACCACTACCTAAATATCTGTCGTCAATATTATCTGTAGAGTGTAGCCCTACGCATATTTTACCATTTATTAGGTTTGTTGTTTTATAGATTATATGAAATTTGTATTCGTGCATATTATTGTTATTTTAGCTATTGTCCCCACTTTTTCAGATCACTTGATCTTACAATTAGTCTCTACACCTTCCTATTTCTAGGCTTGGCTCGGTATCGTCCCATAGGGAGTTTCACCGAATTTAATGGGTTTTATTTCGGCAATGTTGTTTACCGAAGTTACCTTCAATGACTACCTCATTAACCTTCCACTTCTTAGCAGTATTAGCTAGCTTATTTAGGACTACATCAGAGTATCCCCCTAGGAGACCTCCTGCTTCCATTACGTAGATATATCCATTGAGATAATAGAGTACACAATATCCCGTCTCATCACGTCCCCTGCCAGACGGATCAACACACATCATCTTATAGGAATACTTCTCCATCTCTGGGGAAGCTGTATGGCACATATAATAAGCATCTCCCTTTAATCCCATTACCTTTGGGATTTCCTGTAGTGAGACCTTACGAGCAGGGTCAGGCATCCACGTTAGTTTCATAGGTGCCTCATCTGTACTGAAGGTACCCACAATGAGATCTCTAAGTCTCAATGGATACTTATCAGCATCAGATAAGCTAGTGTCTAGCATGAACTGCAGCAGGAACCCAGCTCTTCTATAGGACAGCTCTCGTTTCTGTAGATCCTCTTCATTGAATCTAAGGGGATCTGTAGGCTTACCTGCGTACTTCTCAGGATCACTGTCATACTTGTCTGCAATGAACTTAGCTAGACGTGTACCATAGTTAGCTCTCTGGGTCTCATCATAAGGATATCTTGCAGGGTAGATAATAGCAGTGTACCCTCTTTCCTGAAGTTCATTATAGAGAGACATTTCATTCTGAGGGGTACCAAGGTAAATGATGGTGCCATTAGGTTTGATAACAGCGTCAAACTCCTTCACCAACTCGAATAGCTGATCTCTCAATACCTGAGTGAATGAATTAGATGGAACTTCCACCTTTATGTTAAGGTAAGGTCGTTAGTCTTACCCCATCGTCTTTTCACAGAATCCGCCACATTTTCAGCGGCAGATACAAACTTACAGTGATCCCTAGAATAGATCTTGCAGTAACCCTTCTTAATGTCCTTATCAAGGTGCATGCTAGAGTCCTTCTCCCACTCTTCATATCCTTCTACCTCATGGATAGTATTCAAGAAAGTGGTGAAGTTATGCCATCTAGGATCTACCCTACAGCCTACATAGCTAGTCTTGTAGTTACCATAGGCTCTCTTAAGCATATTAGCCCACAGGTCATAGATTCTGCGAATGATGCTATTAGAGCCTCTATCAGGTATTCTAATAGGAGACCCCATAAAACCCACACCATAGACTGTAGGTTTCATAAAGTCCTCAAACTTGCCTGCCTTAATGTTACACGTCTGAACATCTATGACTGTACCAGTCTCGACAAACTGAATGACAGCCCTAGGATGTTTGGTTTTACCATTAGGAAGTTTTTGTTTCTTAGTCCTAGACAGAATCTTAATAAGACCTTTAGGAGTTTCGTAAGTTTTGTTAATTTCGTACATAGTTATGTTCCTTATAAATGACGATGCTTCATATCTCTATGAAGACCAGACTATATCTTATACCAAAAGGTATCCCCATTTTTCGAGTCACTTGACCCTACATAATAGTCGTTACACCTGCTATAAAGCTCGGCTCGGTATTGTCTTTCCTAGTTAGGACTGAGTTTCACCGAATTTAAGGGGTTTAGAGACGACATGATTAAAGTTTATCGTCTGCCACAATGAGATCAGCACGAGAACCTGTAAGCTGTCCTTTGATACCTACGGATTTAACTGAGGGGCTATGATCGGGTTTACTCGGGCCAACGTCAAAGAGATTCTGAGTATCCCGTTGCCCCTCTCGTGCCTTTAGGTGCTCTAAGAATGGCAGCTCATTAATGATCTTCTTAATAAAGGTAGCGTTTGCATCAGCTCTTTCTTTGTTAGCTGAGACAACCATAATCTTAAGCTGAGGATTCTTCCATAGGCACCATACTACATAAGCACAAGTAATGAAACTCTTAGCTACCCCTCGGAACCCCATAAGAATGAATCTATCATTAGGGGGATGCTGTAGTGTCTTAGCAATATCTACCTGAATAGGAGTAGTCTGTGGCAACCCAATAGTCTGCCATACTAAGCTGCAGAACAATGGAAAACTATTAAAGTATGGAATCAATGCTTTAGTTGACAAGGCCATTAGCTCCATAGTCTAACTCAAAGTTCTCCTTAGTAGCCTTCAGTAAGGATGCTAATGCATTGTCTCCATCTTCACCGGCTTTAGGGACACAATTGATGCCATTTCTCTGCAGCTCCTTGATAATCGCATTGTATAGCTGAGGGTTACGTTTCTCTGGGTCTTTAAGATCGTTCAGCATGTTCTCCAACATGTTGTCCTGAATCAAGCTCAGCAAGCTCTCTCTGTCTAATGGTTCTTTGTTCTTCATTGATTCTCACTCTCCTAGCAGCTAGGTATGGATCTACCCAGTGCTTCTTTATCATTGTTATAATGCCTACTATAGTGTACACAATGGTACCTATGTAAACCCAGTCACTAAGGGCTACCCCTAAAAATGTAACCCCTGTGACAGCTATAGGGGGAGACATACTAATAATATCCTTTACTCTGGATCCCCCATCTTCAACTGTAGATCCTATATCTAGAAATCTCATGAAGCTACACCTAAGAGCTTCCTAAAGTCTGCTTTGTGGAAATGCTTTCCCTTAAGCATCTTACCATCAGCTCTATAGGTAGGACAGAGGTTACCGTTGTCATCAACCATCTTGCTAACGAACTCCTCCCCTAGAGCCTTCATGCCTAACTCAAGAGGATACTTATGTTCGATAGTATACATAATGCATACCCAGATAAGGTCACAAATCTCTTTGAAGTCCTCAGGGGTACCAGATTCTTCCTGCAGCCACTCCTCAAACTCCTCTCTAATAAGATCAGTATAAAGTCTGCCACTAGTCCCTGAAGGGTGAACCTTGTCGAACAATCTCTGCATCGTGTCCGCAAGAGACTCTGTGGAATATTCTAAAGACTCGCTGATTGCTAGAGCCGTGGTAATCATGTTTTTCCTTTTTATCTAATTCAAATTTACCATCAATGAGGACATCAACATAATCCAAGATAGGTTCATCTTTGATATCCTCATAGGTACGTCCTGTCCATAACCAGATTCTCTTAGTGTCCCCATAGACATCCCTCACACGCTTCAGGATTTGCTCTACAGCGTGTTTGTTATAGGGCTCTAAGGGGTCACCACCTAAGATACTCAATCGTTCAATATAGGGCGATTTAAGAGCATCTAGGAGGGTGTCTAGAGTATCTTCAGTGAACTCTTGACCGTATTGGGGATCCTGAGCTTTCTTGTTGAAGCACCCTCGGCAGCATAAGGAGCAACCTGAGACAAACAGGTCTACTCCTATGCCATCACCATTAGTCATACTACAGGTATCTATCTTAGCGTAGTTCATCGTTACATTGATACTCTGTCTTTAATTTCAGCTAACTTAGCATCGTTCATACGAGTACTACCATTAGCTTTAGTGTACCCTAGGTATCCGCAAACACGACTAATGACAGACAAGTTAGTAGATCCACAATGTGGACACTTATTCATGACATTAGTTGAATGCTTACCGCAGTTCTCACAATAGGCACTATCAAAGTTAATACCCTGATAGAACCCTTTATCCATCCCACGGAGGATCAGTGCCTTAAGTGCCTGAAGGTTCTCAGGGTTAGTCACACGGACATACTGAATGTGGCCCCCATTGCACTTATGAAAAAGTTCATACTCCTTATCCTGTTTCTCAAAAGGGGTCACATCTTCACTAACGTGGAGGTGGAAGGAATTCGTGAAATAATCTCCGAACTGGTTGTCTCCTGTGTATTCACGGTATTGCTTAGCTTGAGTCCCGCAAAGAGATTCTGCAGGAGTACCATAGAGAGCATAAAGGTAACCATCTTCTTTCTTAAATTCCTCAATCTTGTTGTTAATAAAATCCACAACAGTGTTTGCGAACACAGCATTCTCTCTAAGAGAACTGCCAGTAGCAAGCACAGTAAGTTCATTCAGTGCAGTAAGACCAAAAGATGCAGTCATGTATTCAACCAAATCACCAATCTCAGCATCAGGGTTCAGGGAACCACCATATAGACCACCCTGAGTGAAACACATAGGATTAGTGCAAGCTTTAGTATGACGGATAGCATCATAGCGTTTCTTAAGGAACTCACGGATTACCTGAAGTCGATCCTCAAGGACAACAAAGAAGTCTTCACCTTCCTTCTTAGCAACCTGCCAGATCAACGGAAGGTTCAAAGACACAGCACCAATGTTGCATCTACCAATAGTAATGGCTTCACCTGTTTTAGGGTCATGCCATTCAGTGAGGTACGCCCTGCATCCCCTAGCAGATTGTACCCCACAATTTGATTCCATTTATTTCTAAATGGGTTAGACTATATCTTCCTAAATCTTAGTTTAGGCATACCGTTTCGAGAGCGTAAGCAATCACCTCACGCCCCCTACACCCTTATATTCATCAGGGTTAGTCGTTCGACACACATTTTTTGATAAACATGTTCACTTCAGGGATGTACCCACCGTTTGTCTTAATAAGATGGTGGAGTCTTTTATCGGTTAGTCCGATAGACTTTGAAGCATCCATAATAGTGTTGAAGAACACTTTTTGATTTGTTTCAGGCATTTCAAGATAACAAGGAGTGTCTTTCTTCTTCCGCTCCTTTAGAGACAGACAGAAAGCACGCTTGTTATTTTCACTGCGAGTTACCCACTCCAGATTTGAGGCCATGTTATTAGACTTGTCCCCATCCTTGTGGTCTACTACCAGACCGTCCTTATAACCGTCAACAAACAGCAGAGCGACCAACCTATGAACAAACAGCTTTTGTCTACGCTTTCCATCGTAGCACTGCAAGCGGCTATATCCACAGTTATTCACATCTAGCGGCTTAATCTTCCCAGTCCTAACTGAGCGACAACGGCCAAGATTAGATACTTCATAAAGCCCTTCCCAAGAAGGAACATCTTTCCAAATTTCCATAATACAACCCTCCAAATGGTTTCTAAATTATGTGCTTCGTACGGGATTGTCTTCAGCATTACCTGCTAAGAGTTTCCCCGTTTAGGTATGTTTAACGCCGACAGGATGTTAGTTTATCGGCGAAGTAATAGCTCCAGTACGCTTGTAGATGTCTGCAACCTTACCATGGTTGAGACTAAGATAATCAGGGTACATGCACTGACTAGAGCATTCTACAGCAAGTTCAAAGAGTTCCTTATGATCTTCATCGTTCCTAATCTTATCTTCATCATAAAGGAAGACAAGCTTAGGGAACACAACCTGTTTATCTCCATGCCCCTTCATGCGTGTCTTAAGGATAGTCTCATCAATCATACGCATGATGTCTCTATCAAGGTCATCCATCATGATGTCCCATGTACCAAAGGTAAGCGTAGTGAATGCGAAGTCCCCTCGAGAACACGGAACAGTATTGAGCTTCAGTTCAAGGGACTGGAATCCTTGTTCAAGTTCACGACTGAGATCTCCCATAGCCATTGCACAGGATTCATCATACTCCATGTTGCATTGTTCGGAATACTTCTTAAAGGCATTGTCGAACGTCTTCTTAGCATACGGCAGAAGAACCTTATCGATCTCTGCAAGGGTGAATCCACCAAACTGCTGTGCAGTAGCTACAAGGGTGATGTCACCAATAACCTGAAGGGCACTAAGGACACTTGTAGGTTCAGTGTACTTCACATTGGACATCTCAAAGCCACCCTTAAGGACGTTGCCCACGTCAAAGAGACAGCAATTAAATGAATTAAAAATCATGTCTCTAAGGTCATGGATGTAGATGTCACCACGCTTCACAAGCTCCTTCTCTTTCTTAGAGAGGTAGAACTGCTTAAACAATTCCTTAGTGAGATATCCCTTAATGAGAGAACCTTTAGTAGAGATAAGAGAGCTATCGAAGTTAGCATTCTCTCTGTCTCCCAAGAGAAGAACTGTATCAGCTTCGCTCTTGACAGACTCAAAGGCTTTAGCGTAGGTGTTCTTGTAGTCTCTATATTCCTGATAAGCCTTGCCTACTTCAGGGAGATATTTATTAAGAGCTTCAATTACACGCCCATGGAGAGCTTCAGCAGTCACCTCAGTCTTATTATAAAGGATACCCTCAATGTACCCTTCGATCTTCCAAAGCTTCCATTCAGGGTACTTAGCGTTAGCCCTCTGGGCGGCCTTATTAATAGCTACTTCAATCTTATTCCAATCCCAGTCTTCGTGGGTACCGTCTTTCTTAATTACTTCCAGTTCCATAGTATATTCATTTACTTAGTCTGTTAGATAGGCTCAGTAGTCCTCCGTTAATTACTGTGCGTAAATCCTTTAGGACTACTGAAACACCCGAATTACTTGCTCTTCTCAATGCTAATGAGATAGTACAAAGCCTTTAGGGCATCCTTATAGGCTCGGATGTCTCCCTCAGTATGGTAAGATTCCTTGTTACGCTTCTCAATAGCTTCAAGAAGTTTATGCTTAGCCATCATAAAAACATTATCTTCCCATTTAGCATCAATCATCTTTGTATTTCTCCATAATATTAATTAGTGCCTCACCATCAGACTTATCGAATTTAAATCCAAGGTATTCCACAGTGCCACTCTTATCGAATGCACTGTTGATGAATCCCTTGGCAACATCGATGTCTACCTTGTTGTTCTCATCGACGATACCTACCTGTTTCAGCATAGGCAGATACTTACCGATGAGGGTATCCGCCTGATGCAGAATCAAGAACGTACTCCCTCCAAGAATCCATTTCATCGTGGAGGGAGCACTAGGCATCAGTCGAGTATCAACGAACTCAGGGAGAACCTAGAGGTGAATTTTTAGTTATTTTTAGTTTAGTTATGGGGGATAGGCCGCCGAACGAAACCCAAAATAATGAGACGGTTTGTACCAGCGGTAGTTGTTTGAGATGCCGGCCCACGAACGACAGAAAATACCAGCATACTGGCCCCAGGTACCCCCTAAAC